TGACGCTACGTATCTTGGCGGCACGGCAACTGTCGACTTCTCTGTGCCGATCGCACAGGTCAACAACGCCCAGGGCACTTCTTGGCTTGGCGACAACTTTGACACTGTGCTGCTGTACGGATGTCTGGTTGAGGCGTACACCTTCATGAAGGGTGAGGCTGACATCATTGCCCTGTACGACGGCAAGTACAAGGAAGCCATGGCACTGGCCCAGCGTCTGGGCGATGGTCTGGAGCGTAGCGACGCATACCGCAGTGGCCAGGCGCGTGTTGCGCCGTTACCGCAGAATAACGGGGTGCGTTGATGGCCTTCACGGGGAATTACACCTGCAACACCTTCAAGATTGGCTTGATGAACGGCACGTTCGACTTTACGACGGACACGTTCAAGATTGCACTGTATACAAACACAGCTACGCTCAATGCCGACACTACCGCGTACACGTCAACCGGTGAGTCCTCGGGAGGCAACTATGCTGCTGGCGGTTTGGCTTTGACAGTGACGCAGGTGCCGACGATTGGTAACCAGACCGGGCAAAACGCTGTGGTCTACATCTCGTTTGCCGACGCCTCTTGGACTGGCGCCATCACGGCTCGTGGTGCGTTGATCTACAAAAACGGCGGTGGCAACCCGGCAGTTTGCGTGTTGGACTTTGGCTCGACCAAGACTTCGGCCAACACGTTTGAGGTGCAGTTCCCAACGCCGGGTAGCACGACTTCAATTATTCGCCTGGTATAAAGGAGAAGACATGGCTCTAGTAACTACGACCAAAGGTTTGATGGAAGAAAACTTGCTTGAAAAGCGTGAGGGTTCCATCGATAATGACAACGAGTACACACGCTGGATTGAGTTCTGGTTAGACGGTGAGTTGGTGCATCGCTCGGTGCATGTCGAATTGAAGAAAAACGTGCTGGCCGACGGAATGGCCGCAATGCTCGGTTGAAAGGACTGAAAAATGGCAAACACCCAGGCAATGTGCACTTCGTTCAAAACGGAGTTGATGACCGCAACGCACAATTTTGGCACCGCTCCTACTCGCGGTACCGGTACGGCTGACACTTTCTACGCTGCTCTTTACGAGGCCACGGCTACGTTGGGCGCGGGCACCACGGCTTATACCACTTCCGGTGAAGTTACTGGCGCAGGCTACTCGGCTGGCGGCATCGCTGTTACCAACGCTACGGCCCCAACATCCACCGGCACCACGGCTTACTGGACGCCTTCGAGCAGCTTGATGTACACCGGCGTAACGTTGACCACACCTTTTGACACTGTTCTGATCTACAACCAGACCCAGAGCAACAAGGCTGTGAGCGTTCATACCTTCGGCTCGCAGACGATTACGGCTGGCACGTTTATTTTGACGATGCCCGCCAATACGAATACGACCGCCCTGCTGCGCCTGGCGTAAGCCGTCCCCGGTTTAGGGGAGGGTCATGCTTGGTATAGCCCCATTTGCAGCAGCGCCGTTTGCATCTCTTGCAGGCGAAACTGTCTCTGTTGCAATCACCGGAGTTACAGCTACTGGGGCTGTAGGTTCTGTTGCGTTCTCGGCGTCTGCTGAGCTAACTGGGGTTTCTTCCACAACGGCGGTTGGCACTGCCGTATACACAATATCTTGGCCAATTACTGGGGTTGAGGCTACAGGCGCGGTTGGCGACATTGCTCCTGCCCGAGAGCTTACAGGTGTTGCGGCTACCGGTGCAACAGGCACTATTGCTATTGGGCAGCGCACCTTTGCGCTAACAGGCGTTTTGGGTACAGGCAACGTCACCCAAACTTTCCCCGAGTTTTCAATTGCGATTCAAGGTGTTGAGGCAACCGGCCAGGTTGGGGATGTATCTCACACAAAGTCTGTCGCCCTAACGGGTGTTGTTTCAAGCGGATCAGCGGGCACTGTAGCGCCTGAGCGCCAGACTGCACTTTCTGGGAATGCAGCGTCCGGTTTGGTGTCTGGCGCAACGCCTAGCACTACGGTTGCTTTGACTGGTATGTCGGCCACGGGCAGTGTCGGGACGGTTACGTACATCGTCCCTGTTGTTGTTCAGCTTAATACCGAAGACTGTCTTGGCTGGGGTCTGGGTCCGTGGGGCGGCGACACCTCCAGCGGTGGCTACTACGACATTGCATGGGGCGGCTGTCAAAACCATAACCCGTCGGTTGCATACGGTGAGGTTGGGAATGTTGTTGGGATTAAGTCGTTCCCGCTTACCGGGGTTTTTGCTACCGGTTCTGTTGGGGATGTCGCTCCCACCACGACAAACGCACTAACCGGTGTTGAGTCCACGGGGCAGGTGGGTACGCTTGCCCCAGTCATAACAATTCCCATTACTGGCGTGCAGGCGACCGGGTCTGTCGGTACGATGGGTGTCATCCACATCAACGCCTTGACCGGGGTGCAGGCGGTGGGTATAGTGGGTGATGTTTGCCCCCGTAACTGGACGATAATTGACACCACCCAGAATGCAAGCTGGGCAGTGATTCAGTCCGCACAAGCGTCCAGTTGGCAGGCTATCCAAAACAGCCAAGATGCCGAGTGGGATCTTGTTGTGACAGAGAAGTGTTGAGGATAAACGATGGCTTTAGTTCTAAAAGACCGGGTCCAAGAAACGACCACGACAACGGGTACAAGCGACTTTACCCTTGGCGGAGCTGTCCTCTCCTACCAGGCTTTTTCTGCCATCGGCAACACTAACACCACCTACTACACTGCGTTTGACTCCACCACTGGGGACTGGGAAGTAGGTATTGGTACTTACTCGACGACAGGCCCAACGCTTACCCGCGACACGATTCTGGCTTCCAGCGCTGGGGGAGCAAAAATATCTTTCTCTTCTGGGGTAAAGAACGTATTCTCCACGTACCCGGCTGAGCGTTCGGTTAATCTGAACTCTGCTGGCACATACATCACCCCGTCTGCATTTGACACGGTGACGGCTAACACGGCCACATTGACTGCGGGCACGATCAGCACAACGCCGTCAAACAACACGGATATTGCAAACAAGCAATATGTGGACACGACGATTTCGTCCGGGATCACCTACCACGCGCCGGTTAAATACGAGGTTCCTAACACTACGGGAAACCTGAACGCTACGTATAACCAGCCGGGTGGCCCAGGAGTTGGTGTTGGTGCTACGCTGACTAATGCAGGGACAAAAGCCGCGTTTGCTCCTGATGGCCCGACAGCCTCAATCGGGGATCGCATACTGGTTTATAGCCAAACAAACGGTTTTGAGAACGGTGTGTACACGGTTACCACCGTCGGAACTCCTGACCCCGGCGGCACAAACTGGGTGCTGACACGCGCCACTGATGCAGATACTTACGCCATCAAGAGCCCCAACGGTCTTGGCTTGGGCGATGCGTTCTTTGTTACATCAGGCAATACGGGTGCTGGTGAGACGTACGTCTGTAACACTGTTGGTGTGATTACGTTTGGAACCACGTCGATTGACTTTGTTCAAATCTCCAGCGCTCAGGTGTACAGCGCGGGCACTGGACTGAGCCTCAGCCCGGCAACTACTTTCAATATTGCCAATACTGGTGTTACGGCTGCAACGTATGGCGCAGCGGGCACTGTCCCGGTGTTTGCCGTGAACGCGCAGGGCCAAATAACCAGCGTAACAGACACCGCAATTGCTATCTCCGCAGGGGCTGTTTCTGGTCTTGCAGCATCCGCCACAACGGATACTACTAACGCGTCTAACATTTCTTCTGGTACTTTGCCAAGCGCTCGTATTTCTGGTTCGTATACCGGGATCACGGGTGTTGGAACACTTACGGCGGGATCTCTGGGTTCTGGATTTACCACGGTAGTTGCCGCACGCGGCGGCACAGGGCAGTCGTCCTACACTATTGGCGACATCCTATACGCCTCAACCACAACAGCTTTATCTAAGCTGGCCGACGTAGCCACAGGTAATGCGTTAATTTCTGGTGGCGTGGGCGTTGCCCCGTCGTATGGCAAAATAGGTTTAACGACCCATGTTTCAGGTACCCTTCCCATTTCAAACGGCGGCACGGGGACAACGTCTACTCAGTTCGTAAACCTGACTACTAACGTTACCGGTAACTTGCCTGTTACCAATCTTGGTAGTGGCACCGGCGCTTCTGTGTCTACGTTCTGGCGCGGGGATGGCACTTGGGCTGCTGGTGTTTCTGGTCCTACTGGGCCTACAGGCCCGACAGGCCCTACCGGACCCACAGGTTCTCCCGGGCCGACCGGCAGTCCTGGCCCCACGGGTTCTCCCGGTCCTACCGGCCCCACTGGCCCCACTGGCCCCACAGGGCTTGGCTACGCCGGATTGACTTCCACGTCTTCCGTTGCAATTGCTACGGGCTCCAAGACGTTTACTGTTAACCAAGCCCAAGGCACAAACGCTTTTGTTGTTGGTCAGTACATCCGTGTATTTAATACGGCCACACCTGCCAACTTTATGGCGGGCACAATCACGGCGTATTCCAGCACAACGCTCACTGTTAGCGTAGACTATATTGGCGGTTCGGGCACTTTCTCCGCATGGACTATTACCGATACTGGATCCCAAGGCGCTACGGGCCCCACTGGCCCAACCGGACCTACAGGGGCCCCGGGCCCTACCGGGCCTACCGGCCCCACGGGTCCCACAGGCTCTCCTGGCCCCACAGGTGCTCCTGGCCCCACAGGTCCTACCGGCCCCACAGGTCCTACCGGCCCCACCGGTCCTTCTACGGCTATTAACGCAACGGCTAGTACGGGCGCCACAGTTCAATATGTAGTTGGTGTGGCGGCTGCTGGGTCTAACCAAACGCCTATTGTCTCGACCACATCAGCGGTAACTTTTACCCCCAGTACCGGAGCGTTGACGGCAGTTTCCCATGTGTCCAGCTCCGATGAGCGGTTGAAAACCAACTGGCGCGCTCTGCCTCCTGACTTCTTGGCGCTGCTGGCTCAGGTAAAACACGGTGTTTTTGACCGTATTGATAGTGGAAATACGCAGGTTGGTGTTAGCGCACAGTCCTTGCAGTCCGTGTTGGCGCAGTCGGTTGTTCCTGGAGACAAGGGCTATCTGACGGTAGACTACGGCCCAGCAGCGTTGGTCGCTTGTATTCAGCTGGCCCAGCGTGTTCTTGACCTTGAGAAAAAACTGGAAGAACGTAATTGAGTCACCTCCCAATCTGGTACATGGGCTCCGTGCCCGAGGACATCTGCGACAAGGCGGTGGAGGACTTTTCCTCCTTGCCGAGCAAAGACGCCACCATGGGGGCTGACGGCGAGACTCGGGACAACGTCCACCGCAATACTACCGTTCGGTTTGCTGGCCCCAACCATTGGTTTGATAACTATCTAGTCCAGACAGCTTTTGCCGGTAATCAGGCTTGCCGGTGGGAATTCCACGTCACGGACAACGAGAACATCCAGTTTGCCGAGTATGGGCCGGAGCAGCACTACCACTGGCATGTAGACGTTTTTCCCCTATCTGGTCTGCCCTTGGACCGGAAGATGACGGTGGTCTGTTTGCTGAACGATCCTGCCGAATTCACTGGCGGAGAGTTCCAGATTCGGCTATATTCCGAGTACACCGCACCGCTGGTCAAGGGGTCAGTGATTGCGTTTCCATCGTTTTTGGAGCATCGTGTGGTGCCGGTTACGTCAGGAGTGCGTAAGTCGGCAACAATGTGGCTGCGAGGCCCTCGTTTTCGATAAGGACACAACATGTCTACTTACTCTCCTGATCTACGGATCGAGCTTATACCCAACGGTGGTCAGCCCGGGCAGTGGGGCACCACCACCAACGATACCCTGGCTTATGTAATTGACCCGGCAATCTCGGGGTTTCAAACGGTGTCCGTTACTTCAGCCAACCAAGCGCTTACCTACGTCAGTGGGTCTACATCCACGGCGTCAGCCAACCAGGCCATCTACGCTTCGCTGGCTTTCACGACCGGTCTTGGAACCTCGTTCAGCATTTACGCTCCGCCCAACCCCAAGCAGTACGTCATCTGGAACGACAGCTCCCAGAGCATGACAATTTACAACAGCTCGGTCATTGGCAACACCACCCCGGCAGGTACAGGCGTCACGATCCCGGCAGGCAAGAAGTATTACGTGTTCAGCAACGGCACTAACTTCTATACGTTGGAGACCGTACCTAGCTTTACTGGTATTGTGTATAGCAACGGTTCTGCATTATCTGCGGCTACAGGCTCAGAAATGGTAACCGCCATCGGTTCAACAGCCGTGACTAATGCAACAAACGCAACAAAACTTGCCACAACCAACTTTAGCGTAGAAGAGTCTGGTGGTAACCTGGTATTCAAGTACGGGGCAACAACTATTGCCTCAATTACTTCTGCTGGCGTATTCACAACCCTCAGTGATCAAGTCGCTGGTGGAACACCGTAATAAAGGAGCTATAACATGGCAATCACAGTAAGTGGAACGTCAATTACGTTCAACGACGCAACAGTTCAAACTACCGCAGCAACAGGCGGCTTTAGTGGTGCGACCGTTACATCATCGGCTGTTGATATTACGCTGACTAGTTCGTCTACGCAGACCCAGGCAGTTTCAATGACTGCATCAGGCAAATTTGTTATCCTGCCCAACGCCACAACGCTAAGCAACAAGGGTGGCCCGGTCTTTATTATTCAGAATAAAGGGCAGAATCCGTTTGGTATTAAAGATGCGGCGGGTAACGTAATTGCCGCCATGGTTTATTACGGTCAGTCAGTGTCGCTAGTTCTGTTGAGCAACGCAGCATCGGCAGGAACCTGGGGAACGCAAGTTACTGGCTCTGCTGGTGTTGCTGGTATTGGGCCTATTAACGCATCTGCTATTTCTAGTTATCCAGGGTATGACGTTGTTGTTTGCGGTCTGTCAAGCACACAAGCACTCATTGCGTATACCAATTCTTCTGGTGCAAATATGCAGGTTGTGCTTGCCACAATTTCGGGTTCAACGGTAACGTATGGAACACCTACAACACTAACCACGCCAGCATCACTTATACGATCAACTTGCGCGTTATCTTCTACGCTTGGCATATTTTTTGCTGGGGCTCAGTTATTTGCGGTTAGCGTGTCTGGGTCGACAATAACTGTTGGCGCGGGAAGTGGCTCACTTGGATCTCTTACTCAAAACCGGACTAACATTTTTCAGGAAAGCGCTACTGCTGGTGCTGTTGTATTCTCTACTGACAACGGCGCTACAGCAACAGTTAGCGCAAGGGGTTTTACGGTATCCGGCACAACCATCACGCTTGGAACAACGCAAAATTTATATAGCACTGCCGTTTCTTCAAACACCCCTCAATGTTCTACAGCAAAACTAGCAACTGGATCGTATGTAAGTATTTATGCCGATCCAGCGGCCGCTGTTACAGTTTATGCACGACCTTGGACATCAAGCGCCGGAACGGTAACGCTTGGGACGCAAACAACGTATGCAAACACTACACGACAATTTATTTATATCCCTTATGCCAGCCAAACAGGCGGTGGTTTTGGTGCGTCATCAACGTGCGGTGTGTTTTCGTACGCAGGATTTAACGTAATTGTTGTTATTTCAGGATCGACTATTTCTAGTACGTCTACAAGTTACGGGCCACCTACGACATTTGGTGGAACAGTTGCATATGGTGCGGCTATTGGAACACCCCAACCGTTTGGCACAATTGGAATGATTGCCACACAAGGTACTGAACTCGGTGTATATACAGGAAGTTCAAATGGTTGGGGTGGTGGTGTATATCTTGGGTCTACGGGTCTAATTTCTGTTGGTGTTGTTTCATACAGTTATTGCGATGCAACAACAAACCTGTACGCTGGTGAATACAACGGTCTGGTTGCAGCCGTAGTGGTTAAAGGAAACTAACATGAAAATTCTTTTGAACTCCGACTCGGTTGCCATCTTTGTTGGCTTGTCGTTCACGCTGACCGCTGAAGGGCTATACCTGCCTGATGCGTTTAGCGCTCAATGCACGACTGCCAACTGCACCGTGATTGATGTTGACCCACCGCCAAACTACGTCAGCAATGCGTACAAGTGGGAAAACAACGCATGGACTTGCATTAACCAGCCTGCTGTTGACGCTTACATAGCGGCGCAGACTGCTGAATACAACAAAGAACAGGGCAACAAACGCCTACTGGCCTACACCGCCGAAGCCGACGGTATTTACTTCAAGTGGCAGCGCCAAGAAGCTACCCAGCAAGAATGGCTAGACAAGGTAGCCGAAATCAAGGCTCGGTACCCATACATCACCTGATGAGGCGCTGAAATTGATCCGGTCACTGCGTTCACGATGGTCTCTGGCGCTATCTCTGGCGTCAGAAAGTTGTGCGCGCTGGTTAAGGAAGCTCAGGCAGCTGGTAAAGAAGTAGCAGATCTGACGAGCCAAGTCACCCGGCATGTTGGCAAGGTACTTGAGCACACGCAGACACTGAAGAAGGCGGAGCTAGAGGTCAAGAAGAACCCACCAAAGGACAAGTCCTTGCAGGTTCTGGCGTTTGAGGAGGTGGCTCGCAAGATGGAGCTGAAGCAGCAGTATGAGCAGCTTCGCAACATGATCATCTACGAGTTAGGTTTGCCTGGAGGGTTTTGGGCAGACTTTGAGCAGACGCTGTTCCGGTTGGAGCAGGAGCATGAAAGGGACTTAGAACTAGCGGAGCAGATGCAAAGGGAGCTGGAATGGCAACGCAGGGTCAAGCTAGATCAAATGCAAGAGGTGGCCCTGGAGGTGGTAATCGTTCTGGTAATGCTGGCGTATCTGGTCGCGCTAATATGGTCGGTGATGCTGCACCAGAAGGGTCGATTGGGTGTCTGGTTGGTCTGACCATCATGGCATTTCTGTTTGCCATAATGTTGCCGGTGATGATGTTCATGTACATCGACATGCACAAACTCAGGCTGGAGAACGAGCGGATCACGCAAAAAATCGGCAAGTACCGACAACTGATTGAAAGGTGCGACAGGTGAGCGAACAGGACAAAACGCTGGGGGTACTGGACAGGGTGCTGGCCTACGTGGACAGCCCGTTCAAACTCATCGCCTTGCTCATCATGTTCATCTTTGGGTTCTGTGCTTGGTTTGTTTACAGCAACCAAGAGCTGCTGGTTGGGGCCTACAAGGAAAGCCAGAAGCTACCCAGCATCAATGAGTCCCGGGCGGATGACGCAGCGGCGATTCTGTTCAAGTATGGTGGTGCACAGACTGTGGCCATCTTCAAGGTAAACCCGTTATTTGGCACCCGGGTCTTGTACCGGGCGTATACGAAGGAAGGGCGCGACAAGCGCATGGAGGGTATTGATGTCGGACTATTTACCCAAAATCCAAACAACAACGCAGATGTTGTACGCCTTATGGCAGGAGAGACGCCATGCGGCGATTACCACAAGCCACAAAGCGAAATCGGCTTGTGGTACGTCGAGGTTGGTGTCACCTACGGTTGTCGAATCTCTGTACCACCGGACGCAACACGTTTCATCGGTCAAATTACCGTCGGGTACAAAGATCGACCTGAGAGCATAGAGGACGCCCAGTCCATGCTGCTCATCGCTTCATCAATGCTAACTAAAAAGAGTTACTAATGGGACTACTAGACACGCTTACCGGTGCTGCCAGCACCACGCCCATGGGAGCACTGCTTAACGTGGGTAGCAAAATTCTTGACCGCGTTCTTCCCGACCCGGCGGCAAATGCTGCGGCCAAGGCGGAACTCCTGAAGATGGAGCAAGAAGGTGAGTTGGCCCGCCTGGCCAATGAAACCAAGCTGTACGAGACCGAGCAGAACAATTTGACCAAACGCTTGGAAGCTGACATGGCCAGCGACTCGTGGCTATCTAAGAACATCCGCCCCATGACGCTGATTTTCTTGCTGCTTGCTTACAGCGGATTTGCCGTGGCCTCCATATTTAACTACGAAACTCGGGGTGCGTATGTTGAGTTGCTGGGGCAGTGGGGCATGCTGGTGATGTCCTTCTATTTCGGTGGCCGCACCCTGGAGAAAATTGCTGATCGGGTTAAAAAATGAATCTCTCCGAACATTTCACCCTGGAAGAAGCCACGTATAGCGAGACGGCTATTCGCATGAACATCAACAACCAGCCGGACGAGCGCCAGCTGGAGAACATGAAGTCTGCTGCCGCCCAACTTGAGGCTGTGCGGGCGTTGTCTGGTCCCCTGCGCGTCAACTCTTGGCTGCGCCTGCCTGATGTCAACGTGGCGGTGGGGGGCTCCAAGGTTTCCAGCCATATGGATGGTTGGGCGATTGACGTGTCTAGTTCCAAGCACACCCCGTTGGAACTCTGCCGCATGGTTGAGGGCGCCGGGATAAAATTCGACCAGATGATCCACGAGTTCGGGCGTTGGATGCACATCAGTTTTGCCCCCGAGATGCGTCAGCAGAAGCTGACCATCTTCAAGCCGGAGGGTAAGTACAAGGTTGGCATTTTGACCGAGGCGGACTATCATTCAGCCTGATAGGGGGTCCCCGTGCCATTACAGAAACTTCAGTTCCGACCGGGTGTCAACCGGGAATCGACCACGTTGGCCAACGAGGGTGGCTGGTTTGAGTCCGATAAGGTGCGGTTCCGTTCCGGCTACCCCGAGAAGATCGGTGGTTGGGTTAAGGACTCCGGTACTGTTGTCGAGCCCGCTGTGCCGCCTACTGGGATGTTCTGGGGTATCTGCCGATCCATGTGGAACTGGGTATCCCTGAACGGGTTCAACCTGCTGAGCCTTGGCACCAACCTGAAGTTTTATATCCAAAACGGTGTAGGCGGCTCCATCAACGACGTAACCCCACTTCGTAGCACTACGATTGCAGGGCAGGTAACTTTTGCCGCTACTTCTGGCTCGACCACCATTGTGGTCACCGACTCTGGCTGGGGCGGTCAGACCAACGACTTTGTTACGTTCACCGGGGCGGTATCGCTAGGCGGCAACATCACGGCAGCCATTCTCAACAGCGAGTTTCAAGTTACCTATCTTTCTACTAGCACATACAGCATTACAGCCAGCATAGCGGCCAACGCCAGCGATGTTGGTAATGGTGGCTCACTCACGGTAGCCGAGTATCAGATTGCCACAGGCGCGGACGTAGCTGGCTCTGTTAACGGTTGGGGTGCAGGTACTTGGGGCGGTGTTGTGGCGGCTCCCGGAACGAACACCGGCTGGGGTGTGGCAGCTGCAACGGGTATTAGTGTGCAGTTGCGCACATGGAGCCAGTCTAACTTTGGCCAGGATTTGATCTTCAATCCCCGTGGTGGCCCAATTTACTACTGGGCTTTTAACTCTATCGTACCCACGCAGTTTGACCGAGCTGTGCCGCTGACGCAACAGACGGTTACTTTTAACATTGCTACCTCCGAGGTCACGCTGGCCTCGTACTTAGATGAGGGCACGGGCGTCTCATTCACTACCAACGGTGTACTGCCAATAGGTGTGCTGGCAAACGTAACCTACTACTTAGTGACCACAGCTACGCCTTTGGTTTATGCGCTGTCGTCTACGGTTGACCTACTTACGCCTGTTGTGATGTCGGGTTCTACGTCTGGCACAAACTACATGGTGGTGGCTGACGCGCCGTCAAAATGTAACCATGTCATGGTGTCCGACGCCTCGCGCTTTGTGCTGGCGTTTGGTGTGAACGACTACGGATCGACCACACAAGACCCGATGCTGGTTCGTTGGTCAGATCAGGAAAGCCCCAATGTGTGGACGCCATCCATTACCAACCAAGCGGGTAGCTATCGACTGAGCCGGGGGTCGCAAATTGTCACCGCCATCCAGACACGACAAGAAATCTTGGTGCTTACCGACGCAGCCATTTATTCCATGCAATATCTTGGAGCGCCGTATGTCTGGGGATTCCAGATCATGGGCGACAACATTTCGATCCTTGGCCCCAACACAGCTGCTACCGTCAACAACATTACCTATTGGATGGGTGTCGACAAGTTCTACATGTACTCCGGTCGAGTGGAAACCCTTCCGTGCACCCTCCGTCAGTACATCTACGACGACATTAACGTCTCGCAGGGAGCCCAGGCATTTGCGGGAACCAATGAGGGTTACAACGAAATCTGGTGGTTCTATTGTTCTGCTACTTCTTCCACGATAAACAAATACGTCGTGTATAACTACTTAGAGCGCACTTGGTATTACGGCACGATGGCCCGTAGTTCTTGGCTGGATAGCCCGCTGCGCTCGCAGCCGATGGCGACCCCCTACGCCGGGACAAACGGCCAGCTGGTGTATCACGAGACGGGAAATGATGATGGTACGGTTGACCCCGCGCTACCTATCACCGCTTACGTGCAGTCCTCTGATTTTGATATTGGGGATGGCCACAACTTTGGTTTTGTATGGCGCCTGATCCCCGACATTACGTTTGACGGGTCGGATGTCAACAAGCCCCAAGCTAATTTCACTGTGCGCCCACGCCAGTTCCCCGGCACCAACTACGGCACGGCAGACAATCCGGCGGTCAAGAGCACGCAGAACTACGCAGGCCAGCAGTCCTATAACGTGCAGCAGTTTACTGAGCAGGTCTACGTTCGTCTGCGTGGCCGTCAGATGGCGTTTCGTGTGGAGTCCACTGAGCTTGGTGTGGCCTGGCAGCTGGGAACCCCGCGTATGGATGTGCGCCCGGATGGTCGTCGATGAGCAACTTGTTTGTTTATACCGAGCAAGACCTCAACAGGTTCGTTGCTCCGCGTCTGGCAGCCGCCCCGGTCGAGTACGACCAGCGGTTTATGGATCAGTACACCAACATCCTGCGCCTGTACTTCAACCAACTGGACAGCTTTAACAGCCAGCTACGAACAACAGCTTTGTCCCCCATCAATGATGGGTCGGCCATTTATTTCCCCAACGGGGCGTTTTCATCTTCGGCTTCACAAACGGCAGCCAGCACCACAGCGGCCTACGATATTACGTTTACTGACACCGATGCGTCTAACTACGTTTCGTTGGTAAGCGGGTATCAAGTAACTACTGCCAAAGCGGGGCGGTATAACTTTCAGTACAGTATTCAGTGCGCCAACCTGGCCAACTCCACGGAATCGATTGACGTTTGGTTTCTTTATAACGGCACCAACATACCGCGCTCCAACACCCGGATTGGTATGGCCGCCCGTAAGAACCCAGCAACGCCGTTCTATGCGGTAGGTACGGTGAACTTGCTTGTTGATATGGCCGCAGGGGACAACGTCAGCTTACAGTGGCATACCACAAATACCAGCGCGTTTATCCAGTCAGAGCCCGTGGCGGCTACCCCAACACGCCCGGCAATACCGTCCGTTATCTTCACGGCGACGTTTGTGTCAAAGATCTGAAAATGTTACGATTCAACCAATTTACAGGAGAACACCATGGGTACTGGTGTAGGTGAAGCCGCCCTGGCGGCAGAAGCGATTGGGGCAGCTGAAGCTGCTACTGCGGGTGCTGGCTTTCTCGAAGGCATGGCGGGTGTCTCTGCGCTTGAAGGTGCGGGTGTTGCCGGTCTTGGTCTTGGCACGGGCGCGGGTCTTGGTACCGCGCTGGCGGGGGCTGGTGCTGGCGGACTAGGCGCACTGAGCCCTGCTTTCCAAACCGCCCTTGGGCAAACCGCCGCTGTTATGCCGGAAGTTGCAGCCCAGACGGCTCAATTTGCCAATATGGGCGCTATGCCCGGCGTTGATGCCGCTTTGGGTGCGGGTCAGATTGGTGATCCCGCTTTGTTGCAAACGTTAGGTCAGGGCGCGGGTGAAGCTGCAACGCAGACGTTAAACCCAATCAACTACCTGCAAGACGTCAACGCCACGATGGAGTTGAATATTCGTCCTGAAGATATTGTTGATGCCGAGACTTTAGCCCCCAAAGTTGCAACGCCCGCTACGCCGACCCCACCACGTGAGCCCGGAATGTATACCGCCGAGCCTGGGTGGGCATCTAAAACAGCTCCTACTACAACGCAAAGAGCCGGAGGTATTGGCGACATCCTCAAGAACGCCACACAGCCCTTGCAAAACTGGTGGGAAGACCAGAACACATTGACAAAATACGGCCTTGGCGCCACCGGCGCGTTGCAAGCCGCCAAATACCTGAACAAACAGCAAGGCGTTGCGCCTGCTGAGAAGTACAGCGGCCCGCTGTCCAAGTTTACATACAGCCCCGACACGTACCGTCCGTATACGTATAAACCCTATGCTGCTGGTGGTCCGGTGGAAGAGATGTCCAACCGCAACGCTATCGGGGCCAATACGGGTTATCCCCAATCTGACATCCAGCAAGGCGCCTACGCTACCCCCTGGCAAACCCCCGTGTCACGCAATGTCGTGGCAGGTGCAGGAGATGTCGGTGTTGACCAGATGACGGGTATGGAGCGCATGGCGGGTGGCGGTATTGCCAATCTGGGCGGCTACTCTGATGGTGGGCGTCTGCTCAAAGGCCCAGGGGATGGCATGTCTGACAACATCCCCGCTACGATTGGGCGTAAGCAACCAGCCCGTCTGGCCGATGGTGAGTTTGTGGTTCCGGCAGATGTTGTGTCTGGTCTGGGCAACGGCTCCACGGACGCGGGCGCCAAGCAGCTGTACAAAATGCTCGATAAGGTCCGCTCCGCTCGTACCGGCACCAAGAAGCAAGGCAAGCAGATCAAGCCTGAGAAATACACACCCGCATGAAACTGACGGTTCAGCACGTCGATACAAACCACGTCCAGCAAGTCTGGCCGCTGGTGGAGCCTTTCCTGAACGACGCGCTGACTAAGGGTGTGGGCTTCCCCGACTGGGCGGCTTGCTACAACATCCACCACGTCCAGCAATTTGTGACAGGTGGGCAGTGGCTCCTCTTGGTGGCAACCGACGAAGAGAATAAAATCCAAGGGGCGGCCACCGTGTCGTTTATCAACTACCCCCTGCACCGTGTGGCGTTTGTCACCTGTATTGGGGGCAAACTTATTTCCAGTCAGAACACCTTTGAGCAGCTCAAGGCAATCTTGAAAAGCCGAGGCGCTACAAAAATCCAAGGGTCAGGACGAGACGCCATCGTCCGTTTGTGGAAACGCTACAACTTTGAACCCCGCAACACTCTGGTCGAGGCACTTCTGTGAGTCTGCACCATATCCTCCCGCACCAACTACCCCAGGTTTGGGCGAAAGCAGCACCGTTGCTGCAAAAGGCGATTGACCTTGAACCAGACTTAATCACGATCGAGCAGGTTGAATACTCTGTTCGTACAGGCCGTACGTTTCTTTTGGTGTGGGAAGAACCCGGGGAGGGGATTACTGGCGCGGTAACCGTGGAGTTCATTGACTACCCGCGAGAACGCGTGGCCCATGTGAATTTGATGGGCGGTAAAGGCGTTGTAAGAGATTACGTTTTTGACGAAGCCAAGGATTGGATGAAGTCTTTTGGCGCAACAAAAGCACAATGTTGGGCCAAGGGGTCATTGGTTCAAATGTATGAAAAGATGGGCATGACCAACACCCATCAGGTTATGAGGATTAACCTATGAAGCTGCTGAATTTTCTCTTTAAGTTTTTAACGGGTCAGCAGTTTGCGCTGTACCTTGGTGGTGGCGGTGGTGGTTCTCCGGGCCCGACTACGAGCACAACGCAAACGTCAAACATCCCCGAGTACGCACGCCCGTACGTGGAGACCATGCTGGGCGCTACCCAGCAACAGCTGTTTAATACCGCCCCCGGTCCCGATGGCACTACGCAGATCACAAGTGTTAAGCCTTATCAGGCGTTTGGTGCGCAAGTAGACGGCGGTCAAGCGGGTCTTGGCCCCGGTGAAATGGCTGCGGCGCGTTCTGCCTATGCTCAATTTGACCCCCTGCAAAACCAGGCGTACCAGACGGCAAGCGGTTTGGAAACCGGCACCGCTATGCAAGCCGGTATGGGCGGAACGGCTGCTGGTACGGCACAAGCTCTGGGTGCGGGACAGCAATATGCGCAACAAGCCACAAACCCCAACGCAATCTCTGCATACATGTCGCCGTACATGCAGAACGTGGTGGACGTGCAGCAGCGCGAAGCCCAGCGCATGTCGGATATTGCCGGGACGCAGCAGCGCGGTCAGGCAACACAAGCTGGGGCTTTTGGCGGCAGCCGTCAGGCCATTATGGAGGCCGAACGTCAGCGCAATCTGGCCACGCAACAAGGCAACATCCAGGCTATGGGGCTACAGTCCGCGTTTGATCAAGCTCGGCAGGCCCAGCAGTTTGGCGCCAATCTAGGTCTTCAAGGCGCCCAGACAGGTATTGCTGGTGCAGGACAGATGTTTGGTCAAGGCGCGGGCAACCTGGCTCTGCAAAACCAATATGGCGGTCAGCGACAAGCGTACGACCAGAACGTCCTGAACCAGGCCATCCAGAACTACGCGATGCAGCAACAGTATCCGCAGCAACAGCTGTCGTTCATGAACGCTCAGCTTCGCGGTCTGCCCATGCAAGCAAGCACGACGCAGTCGTATCAGGCCCCGCCAAGCTACTTGTCCCAGGCGGCAGGTTTGGGTATGTTGGGCTATGGCCTCAACAGAGCAGGCGCCTTTGGTAAGAAGGGTGGCATGCCCAAGGACTTCGAGAAGAAAAAGATGGACGACACCCCCGGCGGCTTGCAAGCCCTGGCCCTGTCGAAAATGTAAGGAACTGTCATGGCAATGAACCCCCAAAACGTGTTGTCACAGCTCCGCATGATGGACGACCAGCAGTTGCAGCAGTATGCTGCAATGCACAAAAACGACCCGTTCATCTTTCCCCTGGCGTTCCAAGAAAGCCAGACGCGCAAGCAGATGCGTGCCGAAAGCCAGGCGATGCAGCCCCCACAACCGAAGGTAGCCGACCAGGCCCTGGCGCAGATGGCCCCGCAGCCCCAACAGCCGCTGCCTGAGAATGTGGGTATTGGCCAACTGCCTGCCGACAACCTCAAGGGTATGGCCACGGGCGGCATCGTGGCGTTTGATGACGGTGGTGAGGTGCCTGGTTACGCGGATGGTGTGGCTGTTAAAGACCCTGTCCAAAGATTTGCAAACCAGTACCGTGCAGTGGCTGAGCAGGTTGGCCAGCGTCTGGGTGTTGATCCCGGTGTTTTGATCGCTCAGTGGGGGCATGAGACTGACTGGGGTCGGAAAACAGTTGGTAAATACAACTTTGGCAACATCAAAGATGTGACCGGCAAAGGCCCAACCGCGTATGACAAAATGGAAAAGAGCAAGTCTTCTTACAAGTCTTACGACTCGCCGGAAGCATTTGCCAATGACTACGCCAGTTTGATTGAACGCAACTTTCCCAAGGCAATTGGGGCGGGCTCCGACGTCAAAGCGTTTTCTGCCGGGTTGCAAGAAGGCAAACGCGGGGCGTACGCAACGGACCCCAACTACGGCGCCAAGCTGGAAAAGACGTTTATGTCGATGATCCCTCCGGCGCAAGCTGCTGCGGTTTCTGTAGACAAAGCCAGCGCCATCCCTGGGCAGAGCGTAACCGCTCCTGCCAAACAACCCGAGGGCGGGTTTATGTCTGCGGACAGCTTTCAACGTGGCGCTGAGGCGCTTGGTCTTTCGCGTGATGTTGGGCGTAATGTTTTCAACACGATGATGGCCCCAACGCCGTTGGCCCCCGCTACTACGGTACCCAAAGCAGGGCCTGGTCTGTATGGCCGCGCTGCGGCTATGGGCGAGCGTATCTACGACAAGCTGTTCCCCGGCGCTGGCCTGTCCAAAGAAGGTATTGCAGCATTGCGTGCAGAGTCAGAACTGGCCCGCAAGACCACGCCTGAAGCACAGCTCCTACTGACCGGCCCCCAAGCCAAACTGCCTGGAACCACTATCCCGGTCACGCAAGCCGGTGAGGGTATTACCAGCCTGGTTCAGCCTGCTCGCATGGTACCTCCCGGACCGGAAGCCACACGCCTGGAACAAATGGCCGCAGCCGCCAATACTCGCAAGGCGGCACAAGCCGCGCAAGGCGCTGAAACCGGCACGACAGCCACCAAAGCCGCTGGTCTGGCGCAAGATGTTGCCGCTGGTGAAAGCGCAGCTGAGAAGATTCAGAAGGCCTCGATGCTGCGTGAGGCAGAAGAAGCCGCGCAACTTACATCCGCAGCCCAACGCGCTCAAGCAGCCAAGACAGGTGCCGCCTTGACTTCTGCTGCGGCAGGTGCTGCTGGAGCTCTTGGTGGGGGCAATGCTCCTGGTACCGGTGCAGGGCTTGACTACGAGACCGGGTTTGAGGATTACGTCAAGCAGATGCCCAAGGAAGATAAAACCGAGTTGAAAGACCTGGGTAGAGAAACCGCCAAAGATGCGGGTATTAAAACCAAGGGTTGGACCGGGGACGACTTCATTGCCATGGGCTTGGGTATTTTGAGCGGGCAAAGCCCCAACGCCCTCACCAACATCGGTGAAGGCGGCCTGAAAGGCCTGGCCATGCGTCAAGCACGTATCAAAGAAGAAGCCGACACCGCGTATAAAGAAGCCCTGGCTAGACATTACGGTGTGGACCCGTTTGTACAACGTCTGCAAGCACTCAAAGACCCCGAGAACGTCAAGATGTTCAAGACGATGAAAGACCTGGAACGCGAGCCCATGACCAGGGAGGCTGTGTTCAAGCAGTTCATGTCGTCGCCGCTAGCGTTGGGCGTAGATCCAAAAGATTTGCTCGCAGCATTCCAGAAATATGTACAATCGTACGAGTCCGTTCTAGGACCTATTGGTGGGTTGCCGCAGGGTGTAGTTGTTACCCCAAGGGCCCCATGACCTGATTCACAATGAGAGGGCGGTATGCCGCAATATACAGTTCAGATTCCTGGCAAGGGGACATTCGATGTCAACTCACCCACGGAACTTACAGATGAACAAGCGTATATGGCGGTGTTGCAGCAGTTGCAACCAGCTGCTCCTCCAGAAGATCAGGGTAAACCCGAAGGCGGTTTCATCCCGTCGCTCAAAGCAGGTGTTTCTGGCGTAAAGAGTGACATTGCCGCCCTGGCCGGGCGTGCTGGCCTGATGGATCTTGCCAAGGCTGAGCAGATCCTGGCCGAAGAAGAGAAGTACCGCCAACGCACGTTTGCGCCTACTACCGAGGGCTGGACCGAAGCCCCCTGGACCAAATTCAAAGAAACCCTGGGCGGCTCACTGCCGTACATGGCTGCACCTCTTGCAGCCGGTTTGCCTGGTGGGGCTGTAGGCCTGGGGCTAGCTGGGTTGACATCTGCCGCACAGTTCACTGGCTCCAACATTGGACGCCAGATGGAGACCGGTAAGACCCTGGGTCAGACGGAACTTGGAACCGCTGCGCTAACGGCTGTCCCTCAAGCCGCGCTGGACATTGTGTCTATGCGCATGATTCCCGGTATCCGCAATATCTTTGGCGCCGCAGGCAAAAAGCTGACGGTAGAAGAAGCCGAGCAGGTTGCCAAGCAAGGGCTGGCCGGAACGCTCGGAGATTACGCCATGCGCACCGGCAAAGCTGCCGGTATGGAGGGTTTGACGGAAGCCAGCCAACAGGTACTGGAGCGCCTGCAAGCAGGCCTTAACATTGCTGACGCAGACGCCCGTTCCGAGTACTTCGACAACTTTGTAGCTGGCGCTATCCTGGGTGGTACGTTGGGTGTGCCGGGTGTTTACGGTGAGCGCGGGCGGGAACAACGCGAAGCCAAGGCTATTTTGGCAGCACAGCAGGCGCTTGCACAACGCGCCGCAGCGCCCGAGGCGCAGCCTACCGAAGAGGCTATCCCAGAACCCACACTGCGTCAGCCAACAGTTACGCCGGAAGAAGCGGCTGCTGGCGAGGTAGCTCCCCGCACACCCAAGGCAGCTAAAGGCGAGGCAGCTCGTGCCCGCAAGCTAGAGAAAGAGCAGCAGGAGTACCTCAAACGCTACGCTCTGATGCAGGCCCAGCGTGAGAAAGATACCGCTGAGTACGAGCGCATCAAGGCAATGACGCCGGAAGAGTATGCGCTGGAGCAAGCCCAAGAAGTACCGGCCACCCGCAAAGGACCGCGTGGTGCAATGCCTGAGCCTGTGGGTATTCAGCCGATCGCGCCGTACAGCGAGGCCCAGAAATTTGCCGCAACCCAGATTAAGCTAGCCCAGGACCGGGAGCCCTACGCCGACGTTGGCAGCTACGTCGACTACATCCTGGCAAAGCCGGAGATGGCTCGTGCGTTGGTTGCCGCAGGCTTACCGATCCCCGGCTTGACCCCTGCCCAGAGCCAACGTGTGTTGAATTCGTTGGAGTCCACGCTTACCCTCCAGGACAAGGCCGCCGCCAAAGAGGCAAAAATTGCCGGAAGCCAGGCTACGTTAGCGGCGCAGCAACGCCTGGGTCAGGTGGAAGGGGAAGAGCAAGCCGCCCTGGAAGCCCAACGTGCGGAAGCAGACAGACTTGCCCGGGAGGCAGAACAGGCCGACCAAGACGCACGCCGTGCACAACGCATCCAGCCCGAGGTTGAGGGCATTCGCCGTCTGGGACGTGTCCCGGAGGGCAGTTTCTCCGAAGCCAACCGCATCGCTGCCGAAGAACGTCTGGCCAAGCGTGACCATGAAGAAGCCGTGGTGGAGGCGCTTGTAGGCACGCTGCCGCGTGAGACAGGGAAGATCCTGCCCGGTACGTTGTACCGTGGGCTTGGCGGTAAGAAAGCCAGCATCGACGACTTGCGTGCGCAGCTCAAGATAGCCTTGGCTACCAAGGATAAGGCTACTGCTCAGAATCTGATCCGTGAGCTGCGCAGTAAAGAGGACCTCGGTACCGATCTCACAGCCGATGCTGGCCAGGCTACGGCTGAGCTACAAGGCTTGCTAGGCACAAAACCAGCAGATACCACCGCGCAAGAGAAAAAGGCGGTGTCCTATGCCGACACCCAGCGCATGCTCATGGTTGAGCTAGCCCGCGTTAAAGCCCTTGCCGGGCGTATTGGTCTGCCGGAAACCCAACGCGAACGCGTTAGCGCCATCAAAGAGCAGTTTGCCGAGGCGCATGCTAACGAGATCAATGCTCGCCGTGCTATGTTTGGTTTGCCTGAGATGGCGGACTGGGAGCGTGGCGAAGCGCGTGCCCGAGCCATGGAGGCACTGAATACGCTGGATAACAACTGGGGGCAGTTCAACAACCCGGTTACCAGCGTGCGTCAGCTTCAGCGCATCGTGCGCAAGGCCACATTTGACAACGTCCTTGATGCCGCGCAGCGCTTTAACTTGGCCGAAGCCGCCAAGACCGAGCAAAAGAACGAGCCTCGCCGTGGCCAGCAGTTTTTCTTTGAAGACGAAGCAGGCGAGCGCATTGAGGGCAAGACGATGGAAACGCCCCGGGAGACCGGGCCGCGTATTGCTGCTCCTGCTGAACTGGCTTTGCGTGGTGCACCCCGCCGCGCTGCCGAGGACAAGCAAGATGCCCTGGACCTGATCGAGCAGGCGTTGTCTACGGCTGATCGCCGCACCCGTGCAGCACCGGCAGTGGGAGAAAAAGCCCCCGCCAAAGTGGGGTCGTTGGCCGAGATGGCTCGTCTGTTTGAGCAGGACAAAACAAGTGGCAACGCTGCCAAGATGGACCAGGCGTCCATCGACTTGCTTGAGCGCCTGCGTGAGGCGCTGCCTGGTTCGACCGATCCCGAGTTTGCCAAGCTAGCCCGTGAGCAAGCGCAACAGGTGCTGGAAGGCAACCTGCCTAACCCGTTTGCCGTGCGTGATCTGGACGAGATGATGCGTGCGCAGGAGGCCGCAGGCCGTAGTGCAGCACCCGCCTTGAGCGCAGCAGAGACCGAACGTGTTGCTCGTGGTGAGGCTAAGTTTGAAGCGCAGCCCCAGCGGGAGTTGTTTGGCGACATGCCCCAGACGGTGCGTGACACCGTGCGTAACTTCCAGAAGTTGCTTGAGTCTGGTCAAGTCCAGAAGCTGCGGGAGGACATCGAGAAGCGTCGTCAGAACAACACCGACGCGTTGCAGCGTCTAAGCCGGGAGCTACCTACCGCAACCAACAAGTTGCGCAAAGCCAAGGCGCACTACACGTCAAAGCTCAAGACAGCGCAGAAGTCCGGTACTGTACTGCACAACTTTAAACAAGAGTTTGAAGAAGACCTGGGCGCTATTAGCCAGACGGTGCAAGCTCTTCAGGCTGCGCGTGATAGTGCCGCCATAGCAGTACAAGACATTGAGGCTATCAGGACGTTCCTGCTGTCTGAGCCAGCAGACATGAGGACTTTGATCAACGCAAGCAATGCGCTCAAGCAAGAGCCTGCTCTGCGGGCAAAGCTGAAGCAGGCGGAAAAAGAACTTGCTATTGGTAAAGAGCTTGAAGCTGCTATCCGCGCAACGATTGCTGCCGACGACACGCTGGTCAAACCGCTGCAAAAGCGCATGGCGGCAGCCAACAAAGACCTGTTCTCTGCACAAGAAGACCTGGCCGAGGCAAACAGAGCCCTGCAAGCAGAGAAGCAACAAGCCGCCGCAGCTGAAGCCGCTGAAAAAGCACGTGCTGCCAAGGCAGAGGAAGAGGCCGCAGTTACCGACCAGACTAAACCCACGCCGGAACCCGTGTGGCGTGGTGCGCTACAAGCTGGGCGTGAGGGCCTGAACCTGCCAGGTGTGCGTCTGGAGAAAGACACCTCCAACCTTAAGCAACAGATTGCGGAAATCCGCAGCGCCATGGGTAGCCTGGACGAACAGATTGACAACGAGACAGACGCTGACCGCAAGGCTGAGTTGCAGGCAAAGCTGGACGAGCAGAAGCAAAAGCTGGATACCGTCTATGCCAACGCTCCGGTTGTTAAGACCGAGTTGCTAACCCGCAAGGCTGAGAAAGAAGCCCGTGAGTTTGATGAGGCCCAGGCCGCTGCCTATGATGCGGCTTCAGCGCGGCGTCGCAAGCGCAAGGGTGAGAAGGCGCCCAAGCTACAACCTGTTAAGCGTATTGGTGCTTACCGTGATGTAAGAACGAACCAGATCGTGCAGCCGCTCAAACCCACGCCGATGGTGGAGCCCGCAGCG